ACTACGAAGATAATATGGTGGATATGAATGGAATTTTTTCTACTAAAAGTGATTACTTAAGAATTATTCAATTGTCAAAATTAAGAAATATTTCTTTAGAAAAACAATACGATCTTAAAGAACATACCCAGGATGTAGAATTTGATAAACTTAAAATTATATCAAACGAATTAGAGAGATACAAAAAAGAATATAACTTAATAGATTTTAATGACATGATTTTAGATTTCACTAAATCTGATACCTGTCCTAAATTTGATGTAGTATTTATTGATGAGGCACAAGATTTATCTCTAATGCAATGGGACATGGCTAAAATTATATGGGATAAATCAACAGATAATTATATCGCGGGAGATGATGACCAAGCTATCTTTAAATGGGCCGGTGCAGATGTTAATAGTTTTATAACCCTGGGGGGTGAATTTATTAAGTTAACTCAATCCTATAGAATTCCAGCTAAAGTACATGAATTTGCAATGAAAATTATAAATAAGGTGGGTAATAGAATTCCAAAAGATTGGCGTCCTAAAACTGTTGAAGGAAAATTATCTACTTATTCTGATTTTAGACATATAGATATGTCTAAAGGAGAATGGTTGGTGCTTGCTCGAACTCGTTCTATGTTGAATGATCTCGAAAATACTATTTATCAAAATGGATTATATTATAAAAATAAATATAAAAAATCATACGAACAAGATTTATACGAAGCCATTACTGAGTGGGAGTCTTGGAGAAAAGGCGAAACTTTAGATTATACAAGAATAAAAAGAATTTATAGTTATATGGATGAATCTCATGCAAATAAAAAATCATTAGTACTTCTAGATAAAGATAGTTTTTACTCTCTAGAACAATGTAAAAATAAATATGGGCTTACAGTGGATGATGTTTGGTATAATGCATTTAATAATGCACCTTCTAAAAAGGTAAATTACATCAGAAAAATGAGACAGAATGGAGAGCAATTAAATAAAAAACCGCGTATTTTACTATCTACCATACATGGGGTCAAGGGTGGAGAGGCAGACAATGTAATTTTATTAACTGATTTAAGCAGACAAACTCTAAGAGAATATGAAAGAGTTCCTGATGATGTTAATAGATTATTTTATGTTGGCGCTACAAGGACCAAGGACCATTTACATATTGTAGAACCCAAAGATATTTATAAGGCATTTAGAATATGAGTGGTATATACAAAAGACAGGTGGGTGGAACTCATTATAAATCTATGATTATTCAACCATCAGAATTTATAAATAAAAATAATATTCCTTTCGCAGAAGGGAATGCAATTAAATATTTATGTAGGCATAAGCAAAAAAATCAAAAACAAGATTTGGAGAAAGCAATTCATTATTGTCAAATGGCGATTGAACGTGATTACCCAGATAAAAACAAACCAAAGGAAAATAAATGATACAAAAACCACTTTTTAAACCACAAACAGAATGGACACCTCCAACAGAGTTTCCTGATTTATCTAAACATGACGAAATTGCAATTGATTTAGAAACAAAAGATCCTAATTTAAACACGCGCATGGGATCAGGTTCTATAGTTAAAAACGGAGATGTAGTAGGAATTTCTGTTGCTGTAAAAAATTGGTGTGGTTATTACCCTATTGCTCATGAAGGTGGTGGTAATATGGATCGAAAATTAGTTTTAAAATGGTTTCAAGATGTACTAAGTACATCAGCCACAAAAATTTTTCACAACGCCATGTATGACGTGTGTTGGATACGCTCGTTAGGTTTAAGTATTAACGGTAAAATAGTCGACACAATGATAGCATCGGCTTTGGTTGATGAAAATCAAATGCGCTATGACTTAAACAACTGTTCTAAAAGATACACTGGAAAAGGAAAAAATGAAACAGCTTTATATGAAGCTGCTAAGAGTTGGGGAGTTGATCCAAAAGCTGAAATGTATAAATTACCTGCTATTTATGTGGGTGAATATGCAGAACAAGATGCCACCATTACTTTAGATTTATGGCAAGAGCTAAAAAAAGAAATACTCCATCAAGATTTAGAATCTATTTTTGATTTAGAGACCGAATTATTTCCCTGCCTCGTAGATATGCGTTTTTTAGGAGTCCGAGTAGATAGTGAAAACGCTCATAAATTAAAAGCCATATTAGTTGAAAAAGAAAAGCGATACTTGTTACAAGTAAAAAAAGAAACACAAGTAGATGTCCAAATATGGGCTGCAAGATCGATTGCCAAAGTTTTTGAAAAACTTCACCTACCTTTTGACCGCACTGAAAAAACAAATTCTCCTTCATTTACAAAAAACTTTCTTCAGAATCACCCCCACCCACTGGTGAAACTAATAACCCAGGCTCGTGAAATAAACAAGGCCCATACCACATTCATTGATACCATAATTAAACATAATCACAAAGGAAGAATTCATGCTGAAATTAATCAACTAAGAGGAGATAATGGGGGAACGGTCACTGGAAGATTTTCTTATCAGAATCCAAACCTCCAGCAGATTCCAGCAAGGAACAAGGATCTTAGACAAAAGATTAGGGGTCTATTCTTGCCCGAAGAAGGTCATACATGGGGTTGTTTTGATTATAATCAACAGGAGCCAAGACTTGTAGTGCATTATGCAACACTACAAAACCTTATGGGGATTGATGAAGTATTAAATTCCTACAAAAAAGGAGAAGCAGATTTTCACAGCATTGTATCCGAGATGGCAGATATACCTAGAACACAGGCCAAGACTATAAACCTTGGCCTGTTCTACGGGATGGGAAAAAATAAATTACAAGCAGAACTTGGAATCAATAAAGAATCCGCAGAAGATTTGTTTAAAAAATATCATAGTCAAGTTCCTTTTGTTAGACAACTTATGAATGCAGTAATGCAACGAGCTCAAAGTTCTGGAAGAATTAGGACTCTTTTGGGACGTTTGTGTAGATTCCATTTATGGGAACCCAATCAGTTCGGGATTCATAAGGCGCTGCCCCACGAACAAGCGCTCACGGAACACGGACCAGGGATCAAACGTGCATATACTTACAAAGCTTTAAATAAACTAATTCAAGGAAGTGCGGCGGATATGACAAAAAAAGCAATGATAGAATTACATAAAGAGGGAATTATTCCACATATCCAGGTACATGATGAACTAGATATATCTGTGGCTACGCAGGCCCATGCAGAAAAGATAAAAAAGACGATGGAACACGCCGTAAACCTTGAAGTTCCTAACAAAGTAGACTATGAATCTGGACCAAATTGGGGTACAATAGAATAAACAAGGAGAAAAACTATGGAAAAAATAAAGCAAGAAGCTAAACGATTATGGGGATTAGCAGTGGCCAATAAGAAAGTTACTATTGGTATAATTATTGTTCTTATAATCTTATACGAACTAGCTACTAAATAAGTAATACGGAAAAAAATGAGTAAATGCACTAAATGTCACCACGATTGTCATTGTAACGGGGAGTTACACGGTGATGTCTATGGAACCTGCGCATGTGAAAAATGCAATTGTAAACCAAAGGCATACACTACTGAAGACGACTTCTGTGTTGGAGATGATTCAGGAGAATGTGAAAGTTGTCAATAATGGATAGGATATATGAGATACCATACATTGAAGACATTGAAGCTTCGAAGATTAAGTCTTCGGAGATTAAAAACATATCGAAGAAGACAAAGATATTTTACAATAATATTATTCATAATCATGTTTTGGTTAGCATGGTGTATGGGGCCTAACTAATGGAAAAAATAAAAATGCCTGAAGAAAGAAAATCAGGACTACTTTCTGGTAATCCTGTTTATAAACCTTTTAGATATCCATGGTGCTATGATGCATGGCTAACACAACAAAGGATTCATTGGCTACCAGAGGAAGTACCTATGTCTGATGACGTACAGGACTGGACCAAGAAGATTACACCATCTGAAAAGAATTTACTAATGCAGATCTTTAGGTTCTTTACCCAGGCCGATGTCGAAGTTAACAATTACTACATGGGCCATTGCATGCATGTATTTAAACCGACAGAAGTTAAAATGATGTTGTCAGTATTTTCTGCCATGGAGACTGTACATGTTGCAGCATATTCTCATTTACTAGATACAATTGGTCTTCCTGAATCTGAATACTCAGAGTTCTTAAAAATTAAACCTATGAAAGATAAATATGACTATTTAAATAAACAAACATCTCAATCACTTCATGATGTGGCAAGAACTGTAGCTATCTTTAGCGCTTTTACTGAAGGTGTTCAATTATTCGCAAGTTTTGCAATTTTGTTAAATTTCCCTAGACATAATAAAATGAAAGGTATGGGGCAGATCATTACCTGGTCAGTCAGAGATGAATCACTACACTGCCTTTCTATGATAAGATTGTTCAATGAGCTGATAAAAGAAAACCCAGAGGTTTGGACAACTAAACTAAAGGACGAAATTTACCAGGCGTGCAAAATTGCTGTTGCACAGGAAGATGCTTTTATTGATTTAGCTTTTGAGATGGGACCACTAGAAAATTTGGAAGCCGAAGAAGTTAAACAATATATTAGATGGATTGCTAATAGACGATTAACCCAATTAAATATGCATCCTCTTTATAAAGTAGATAAAAATCCTTTGGGCTGGTTAGATGCAATATTAAATGCCGTTGAGCATATGAATTTTTTTGAGGGAAGAGCAACGGAATATTCAAAAGCTGCTACCCAAGGAACATGGGCAGATGCGTTCGAGGATTTAAAATCTCCATATTTTGATATGCTTGAAAAAAATAAAATTATAGGAGAGAAAGAGTTCTTTAAACCAAAGGGCTGTTATTGGAATGAAGATGGTGTATAAATGAGTGATTGTGAAGATAAACAAGCAGCAGTTGATGCTAGTTATGAGAATGAAGTTACATCAAGAAGAACTGTAACTATTCCTTTACGAGAGTATGATGAATTAAAACGTGATCAACAGTTTATTAAAGATAAAACGCTAATTGATATTATTGATAATATTGAAAGATTAGTTAGAGCATTAAGAAAACATATTGTAAGAAAATGAAAATATCAGATAACACAGCAATTTCTATGCCTATGCGTAATCTACTGTCCATTGTGGCAGCAGTTGGTTTAGGTGTTTGGTCTTATTTTGGAGTTGTAGAACGATTAAATAATTTAGAAACTAAAGGCACACTTTTAGAAAAAGATTTAGAACAAGTAACCGAAAGACTTTCTGGTGATATAGAAAAAAATAATGAATTTAGAATCAAGTGGCCTCGTGGAGAATTAGGATCACTTCCTGCAGATTCCGAACAATTTATGTTAATAGAACATATGTCAGGTCAAATAGAACAGATACAAAAGCAAATCGAGGAAGGAATGCACAATAAAGTTAATATCGAGTTCTTACAAAAACAATTAGAGAAGTTACAACAACAATTAGAAAAAATTCAAGAAGAACATAGAAATATTAAAGTACAGAATGGATATAGCCAATGATCGTCGAGACTGTATTTGCCCTATTGATGATAATTAACCACGAGATTAAAGAACATAGAATACAAGCCACTTTAAGTGATTGTCTTAAACATAAACGAGTAGCAGAAAGAACATCTA